TGCTTTTGGGTAAAAAACGATGAATCTTTGATCAAAGAGATTAAGGAATATATCAAGATCATTAACGATAAGACGTAAATGACCTAGCTATGGTTGGAGTAAAATAGGGAAAAGTACCGTCGCTACTATATTAAAAGAGGCAGCATGAACAAAAACCCATACATAGATTTCATCGCCAAGTACCGGTCCCAGCCGGTGCTGTTCGTTAAGGATGTTTTACAGGTCCACCCTGACCCTTGGCAGGCTGAGTTTCTAAGCCATATCGCTGGTGGTGAAAGGAAGATCAGCGTGAGATCTGGGCATGGTACCGGTAAATCCACTGCTGCAAGCTGGGCAATGGTCTGGTATCTAACGACGCGGTTTCCGTGCAAGATAGTGGTGACTGCACCAACGTCATCTCAGTTGTTCGATGCGTTGTTTGCAGAGCTTAAAAGCTGGATAAGGAATCTCCCGCCATACGTTGGGGAGCTGTTTGAGGTAACGAGTGACCGTGTTGTTTTAAAGGCAGCGCCAAGTGAAGCGTTTATCTCTGCAAGGACGGCAAGGGCAGAGACACCGGAAGCCTTGGCTGGTGTGCATAGTCAGAATGTATTGTTGGTCTGTGACGAAGCATCGGGTATAGATGAGAAGGTGTTCGAGGCAGCGAGTGGCTCGATGTCAGGACACAGCGCTACGACCGTATTATTGGGGAACCCAACACGATCATCTGGTCTGTTTTACGACACCCATCACCGGGTTAAAGCCGACTGGAAGACGATGCACGTTAGCTGTATCACTTCCCCACGCGTGAGCGATGAGTTCGTTCGGGAGATGGAAGTGAAGTATGGCGCGGAGAGCAATCAATTTAGGGTCCGTGTGCTTGGTGAGTTTCCATTAAAAGAAGATAATACGGTTATTTCAGCCGATACGGTCCAATCGGCTCAGAAAAGGGACATCGAGAGCGATCCTGATACCGTACCGATCTGGGGATTGGATGTGGCACGGTTCGGGGCCGATAGCAGCGTTCTGGCGATAAGGCACGGTAACGCTATAACAGAGCTAATATCCTGGAAGGGTCTGAGTCTGATGGAGTTAACCGGTCGGGTTGTGGATAAGTTTAATAATCTTATCCCAAGGCAGCGGCCAACTGAAATACTGGTAGATTCGATTGGATTAGGCGCTGGTGTGGTAGATCGACTGCAAGAGCTGGATCTGCCGGTTAGAGGGATAAACGTGGGTGAAGCAAGCTCTATGAGTGGTACTTATTTGAATTTAAGGGCAGAGCTGTGGTTCAAGCTGAAGGATTGGTTGGCAGCGAAGGACTGTAAACTGCCAGTTGATAGTGCTTTATTCGCTGAATTAGTGTCGCCCAGGTACCAGTTCACCTCCAGTGGTAAGATGAAGATCGAATCTAAGGACGAAATGCGTAAACGGGGGCTTCCTTCGCCCGATAAAGCCGATGCGATCTGTCTAACGTTAGCATCGGATGCTGCAACCGCTACTTTTGGCTCAAAGCATTCAGTGCAGTGGAAGAAACCATTGAAAAGAGCGGTGAAAGGAGTAGTATAGTAATTGTCTGAGGTTCCTTGTACGGTCCACAAAAGACAGTGTGGCCTGATCGGTGTTGTAGCACCGGTTGGGCTTTTTAATGCCTGAGATAAAATCGGGGGAAAAATCCCCCCTTTTTTAGGGGGAGAATTACCCCCCTTTTTAGGGGGAGAATTACCCCCCCTTTTTAGGGGGAAAAATCCCCCCTACTTTTTCCCGACAAGCCTGTCGGCATTTTCTAACACAAAATAGTGTAGGAAAACCACTGGGCTACAGGTCTGTGATCCAGTCATTCATGGATATAATTAAAAATTAATTATATCCCCTTGCGTGTGGATATAATTAAAATTTAATATCTCCCCAGATGGACCTGCACCTGCAGTACAGGTTACTGCACCTGCAGTCATGGAAACTAATACCCTATTTGTTTCCATAAACCATTAAATAGGGCAGAAACCCCACAAACACTTAGAAATAAGGCGTAAATAGGGACAGTTCCCCACTTTCATAGTCAAAACACCACCATAAGCGTATAATGGCCCCACCAGTGGCTTATTTGTGGTGCGATCCATGTACGAAAACCCCGCCGAAGGTGGCATAGAGGAAGAGCTAGAAGTCATCGATCTCGATGATAAGTCCCTTTCAGAAGAAGATCTTCAATCCATCATCACCTCAGAGATAAGCTCCGCAGTCGACTTCATCGACAACACGATTGGCCCAGAACGCGCAAAAGCTACCAAGTATTATAAGGGTGAGCGCTTTGGTAACGAGGAAGATGGCCGCTCTCAGATCGTTTCGCTCGATGTCAGGGATACAATTGGCGCGATTATGCCATCACTGATGCGAATCTTCTTTTCTACCGATAAGGTGGTGGAGTTCGTACCGAAAAACGCCGAAGATGTAGCAAAAGCTGAACAAGCCACAGACTATATTAACCATATTTTCACCCAGACAAACCCAGGGTTCCTGACTTTACAGTCGGCTTTCAAAGATGCTCTGGTTCGTAAAGTTGGAATAATCAAATACTGGTGGGACGAAGACGTTGAAGTTACCACCGAACATTTTAGTGGCCTCAACCCCGAAGCATTGCAGTTTTTGTCTTCAGATCCCCAAGTTGAGGTCGCTTCTTCAGAAATAGCAGTCGAGATGGATGAGATGGGTCAACCCATTGGAATGCCATCAATCGAAGCAACAGTGACGCGCCGGGTAGACAAAGGTCGAGTCAAAGTCGAAGCGGTCCCACCCGAAGAGTTCTTAATAGATCGTGACGCGAAGACGCTGGAAGATGCAACGATTGTTGCTCACCGGACTACTTTAACCGTTAGCGACTTGGTGGCTAGAGGCTATGATGAAGAAGAGATTCTGGAACACGCTGGCGACTCTGATGTACTAAGCTGGAGTGATGAGCTTGCGGCACGGCAAGAAACACAAAGCTACGGACAGGCAAATCGATCAGACGATGCCGCCAAAGACGTTAGCTATACCGAATCGTATGTAAAAGCCGATATGGATGGAGACAGCATTGCCGAACTGATCAAAGTTTGCAGTATAGGCCCATCTAATAAGGTTCTTTATTGGGAGCCAGTCGCTGATATTCCATTTGCGACGTTCTGCCCTGATCCCGAACCGCATACCTTTTTCGGAATGTCTGTGGCAGATTCCGTGATGGACATCCAAAAGACTAAATCTACCGTGTTACGGAATATGCTGGATAGCCTTGCGATGAGTATCCACCCAAGAACAGCTATCGTGGAAGGACAGGCTAATATCGACGATGTTTTAAATACCGAGGTTGGCGCGATTATCAGAATGCGTTCAGCCGGATCGGTCCAACCGTTTGCTATGCCGTTCGTAGGGCGTGAAGCCTTTCCAATGATGCAGTATTTGGATGAGCTTAAAGAAAACCGTACCGGTATTTCTAAAGCAGCGGCTGGACTAGACGCTTCAGCGCTTCAATCAAGCACCGCATCAGCAGTCCAAGCGACGGTCAGCCAAGCTCAACAGCACATCGAAATGATCGCTCGAATCTTTGCCGAAACCGGCATGAAACAATTATTCAAAGGGATTTTGAAGCTGACCATTAATCACCAGGACGAGGAACGGATGACCCGGTTGAATAACCAGTTTGTCCCAGTCGATCCAAGGTCGTGGAATGCTGACATGGATGTTTCTTCAAATATAGCCCTTGGTAAGGGAACAGATACAGAGCGGATTGCGGCGCTATCGCAGATCGCGGGCAAACAAGAAGAGCTGATGAAGCTACTGGGTCCGGTGAACGCATTGGTATCCCCCAAACAATATAGTCATACGCTGGCTAAGATCGTCGAGCTAAGTGGGTTCAAAGACCCATCGATGTTCATCAATGCGCTGCAAGACGGCCAACCATTAGTGCCACCGGAAGTATCGCAGAACAAGAAGAAGTCACCAGAAGAATTGCTGGCTGAAGTTCAAGCGCAGAGCATCCAGGCAGACATTCAGAAGAAAGCAGCAGAGCTGGAACTGAAGCGTGACGAGATGATGCGGAAGGACGATTTGGAGCGTGACAAGCTCGATGCTGATATCCATCTTAAAGCAGCCGAGATCCAAGGTAAGCACGGCACCTCAGTCAACATTGCTCAGATCCGCGCTGACGTAGATCGTGATCGAGAAATGATTAAAGGTATCCAAGCGGGTCGAGGGGTTCGGTAGATGTCTGGGTTGTTGGTCAATAACTATAGCCAGAGGAATCCTCCCACCCTGGGAGAAGCGTTCACTGGCCTGTTAGGAAACTGGGGCGATAATATTGAGCAAGGGCTATTAACTTCTTTCCCATTTTTAGCAGAAAACGATCCTTATAAGATCGGGCAAGAGTTGTTGAGAGAAGGAGCCGGACTAGGAACCATCGCGGGGGTTAATGCTAAGACACTAAACCCTAAGACTTTAGAACTAGCCGAGCAGATGCGTGGCGCTGGTGCGAGTAGGGATGACATCTGGAAAGCGACCGGTGAGCAGTTTGGGCAACCGTCATACTTTGACCCAGTAGATAACAGTTTTAGGTGGGAGATAGATGATAGCGCGACAATGTACACCCCAGAACGGTTATCCGATGGAAGTATTGAAGGGACTAAATATAAGAAAGGTTTGATAGACGACGCGCTATCAACTAGCGGCGCTAAAGGGTCAAACATCACCGAAGCGTACCCCCAAATGCAAGAGGTAGAGTGGGTTGACTACCCATTTAGTGGAGACGCGCGAGGTGAGTACCGATCAGGGAGTAGTCATAGTGATTTTTTTAATATGCCCCCCAGCGTAACTCTATGGGACGCAGGGTTATTGAGTAATAAACGATCAACAGCGCTCCATGAAGCAAATCACGCAATGCAGGAGGTGGAGGGGTTCGCTAGAGGTGGCAATATTGGGCAGTTTCAAAGCTCAATAAAAAACCCAGCATGGGAAAACAATCCAGATGCGAAGAGAGTTGATGAACTACTCGGTAGCCCAGAGTATGAGGCAGAATTAACAGCATCTAACCTTAAATTTGAAAGAGATTATGAGCCTAGACTAACCGCAATAGATCGCCAGCTATCCGAAGGTAAGTTGCCCAGAACAGAGTGGGGAGGTGCTACAGATAGGGTCTTTGAGGATTTTGATAAGTGGAAGTCTTCTAATTTAAAGGTACTGGCTGAAGTTGATACCCTGCGTGATGGGTTGGGTTATAGGACGCTTAACCCCCGCGAACAGTATATGAGACTTTTGGGAGAAGTGGATTCAAGAGCTGTGCAAGAACGCATGGATTACTCTTTGCAAGATCGAATAAACAAACCTTTCTGGCAATCTTATGATGTTCCAGAAAATGAGATATTAAGACGGTATCGAGATATTAAGAAATACCTTAAACCCGAAAGCGTAGATAAGAGTGGACTCCTGTGACCGGCCTTTTAGTTAACGACTACTCCCAACGCAACCCACCGTCACTCGGTGAGGCCATGACAGGTCTGCTTGGCAACTGGGGTGGTAATATCGAGCAAGGGCTGCTGTCTGCACTTCCATTTCTAGCTGAGAATGATCCCTATAAGATCGGACAGCAACTACTGCGCGACGGTGTGGGGGTTGGCGGGATAGCGTGGCATGGTTCACCGCATAAATTTACCAGACCTGACCTGTCGAAGATTGGGACCGGTGAGGGAGCGCAAGCCTATGGGCATGGGTTCTATTCTGCCGAGGCGAGGGGTGTTGGTGAAGAATATAGGAAGAACTTACAGAGAATGGGGAACCCCAGCGTTAAAGATAGAGATGGATCTTTTGGGGCGATGCTAACTGAGCATTTCCCCGCCGGTACGGAAGGACGGCAATACCACCAGCAAGTTGATGTTAATGGGATTGTGTTCCAAGGTCCAGATGCAGTTGTTGATGGAATCAAGCATGGAATGATTAAGAAGGGGGATGTCCCTGATGAGGTTTTTAATGCCGCTCAAACCTTTTTAG